GCGGAAGCTTTCGCTTCCGCTCACGTCTCTCACATGGGACTTTATCCCAAAAAGAGAGGCATTCCCTCAATCGTAGGAGGCTCCTATGTCATCTGCTCGTGCCCGGTCGAATCCAAAAGATGTCAACCGTGGCTACGCCGTCTTCAAAACCGGCGTGCAGATTTCAGGTAATGGAACATTAATCCGGACTGAATCTCATTATGTGGAAGACATCGTCAGACGAAGGTCTGAAGGTGACAACCAATACTTCTTCTGTGAACATTATGTTACAGAGGGAGGGAGAATCAGTGGTAGTACTGCATCGGCGGACTTTGACAAGTTCTACGGTACAGTATATACCAATTGGAATAACTTTCCACACCACACAGGGCTTCCCGGTAGCCCGTCTGATGCTGCTGTGGCATTAAACGCTGCAGCCAGAACCAATCCTTCACGTCCTTATATTGACGTGTCGGCTGAGGTTCTTCAGATGGTAGATCTCATTCACCTCCTCCGTAGGGCGGGTAACTCCGTCATAAAGAGGTTTGCGAATGGAAATCTAGCAATTCAATTTGGGGCAGCCCCTTTAATGGGGATGTCGCTAAAACTCTTCAAGTTCGCCGAACAATTAGATCGGCGGATGAAGGAGATGAAGCGTCTCCAATCGAATCACGGCTATCGGAAAACGACCAATCATGGGACGTTCTCTGCTTCTGGTTCGTATTCTAAAACGATCCAGAGCCAAGGAGTGTTTAGTAATAAACCCTTCTTTGCGAACACCAAAGAAGTCGTAAAGGCACACACGAGGTGGTTACCAAGTGGTGACTTTCGACGTTTGGATTCCCATCATTTGAGGTTGCTAACTCATCAGGTCATGCTAGGCATGAAGGATGGTCGGGTCCAATGGGACTTGGCAGCCCTTTGGCAGATCATCCCCTGGAGTTGGCTGATAGATTGGGGTGCTGACGTGTCGGCCTATTTTAAGGCTAACCGCAACATCGTCAATGCTACATTCGCTGGCGTTACTGTCATGCGAGAAACCTCAACGGAATACACCGAGCCAGGTCACTGGGTGCAGGGTTGTTATTTTGAACCAACCCGAATCACCCGTGTGACCAAACGGCGTAACCGTGTGTCGTTGTCTCCTACTGCCCAGTTCCCACTGCTAAATGGGAACCAGATGGGCATCCTTGCATCGCTAGCTGTATTGCGGCGGTGATGAATGTCAACCACCGCAACTAGTGATGCGGGAACCAAGGAGTAAGTCATGTTCGCAGATCCTGCAGTCGTTACCATCAATGGTAGCAACAAGTCCCTCGTTCGTATCAATCAGGATAGGTATTCTTCCGAATACCTTCTCCGGACTGCTACTGAGGAGTACAGGATGATCGTACGCAACAACACTCGCACTGATCGTGCGCGTGCTGTTAAGGTGGATCGACATAACGTCGAGCTCACTCATACGGTTTTTCCGGTTGCCCCGAGCACGCGTTCCTATATTAGGAAAACGTACGTCGTCATTGAGAATGAGCAGGGTGATACCCTGACTGATCCTCAGTACGTCGCTTCGGGACTGTTCGCCTACCTCACGGCGGCGAACATTACCAAGTTGGAAAACTTCGAATCCTAGCAAGGTTCGAAGGCGAACTGCACTCTGCGGCTTGGATATCCTCGAACGAGAGTTCTAGATATGAAAAGCCAAGTGAGTCGACTTCTCCTGGTCCTGCAAGGCATCCTTATGGATGTCAAAGCAGCGTACCCGGCGATAAAGGGTTTGGATCTCGATTTCGAGAGACTCTCCCTTTACTGTCAGACACGAGGTCTATCGTTATTCACGTTAGATCTCCCTAACCTCGATGCCATTCTTTTGAAAGGCTTAGAGGCTGGGCGCCTTACGTTAGAGGGTCCTCTTTCTAGAGGCGTTTCCTCTAAAGTCAGGGTGCCGAGATTATTCTCGGGACTCTGGTTGCGCGTGTTTGATAGGGAAGCCTGCCTAAAGCAGGATGTCGATGCTACTGCCGTTTTCTTCCTACGACAACTCAGTGTTATCGGAAAGAAGATACGGGTAGAGTGCTCTGATGACCGCATTATTGCGGCCCTGGAGAACTACCATGGCATCGAACGAACCCTCCGACCTCCAGTCCTCGACTGGAGTTCAGATAAGTTCGTCGTCGAGTCGAGAGCTAGTGTCCTCAGTCTTGGGGACGCTGCTTTCTGCTCTTACACCCACTCTCCTATCTTTGGTGGCAAGGCAAATCGAAAAGATTGCCAGACCGTCGAAGAAGAAGAAGCGTGGGATGAAGAGTACCAACTCCGACGCCTCCTGAACAAGGTCCAATTAGTTGCGGACCTCGTTCTCAGTGCCTTTGAGCCTTTTGATCCTGTTACCTCTTCTGAGGCTCGGGAATCAGCTGGTATGGGCACTGGCTTCAGGCATGGACCTGGGGCTGTTGCAGAGCGGAATGGATTTTCTGAGAAATCAGAATTTCCAAACTGGCCTGCTAAGCTTCAGCGTACATTCCCTTTCGAGATGGTTGGTAAAACAGCCAACTCGGATCAGCCCAGACCCCGTAATCACGAGGTCGCAAGCCGATTGATTTGTGTTCCTAAAGACGCAAAACGTCCTAGGATCATTGCAGCTGAGCCGATAGCACATCAGTACTGTCAGCAAAAGTTGCTTTCCTACATGTCAGGTCAGTTTCGTCGCCTTTTTGGCGGCGACTTCATTGACCTACGTGCTCAGGACAAATCTGGGAGAATGGTGCTGAAGGCTTCCTTGGATCAGTCACTAGCTACCGTTGATCTTTCGGATGCTAGTGATCGATTGACGTGTTGGACCGTGGAGCGGATAATGAGGAAGAATCCTTCCTTATTAAAAGCTCTGCACGCCGCACGTACGAGGTACCTTAAAGACGCCGTCTCTAAGGTTCCGAGCTTCCTGTCATTAAGGAAGTTTGCCTCGCAAGGTTCAGCTACTACGTTTCCCGTTCAGAGTATTGTCTTCCTTTGCATTGCTCTTGGTGTCTCCATCAAGGGCCGTGTAAATTGGGGCAATATTCAACGGTTACGTACCCAGGTACGTGTGTTCGGGGATGATATTATCATCCCTTCACACGGGTACGAGGATCTTGTTCGCGTTATGGACGCCCTGCAATTGAAAGTAAACATGGCTAAAAGCTATGTTCACGGACATTTCAGGGAGTCCTGTGGTACCGATGGATTTATGGGTCTTGATGTGACCCCCACGAAACCACAGCGACTCGATCCTGACACCCCTTCTGCGTGCCAAGCACTCGTCGACACAGCCAATAACCTTCATATGAAGGGACTTTGGTATGCCGCTGATGCTGTACTGGCTCTGCTGCCCGCGAGAGTTAGAAACTCTTTGCGAGTGGTTCAGATAACCCATAATGATGGGTTAAAGGTACCAGAAGGGTTTGCCGGCCTCAAATCGTTCGTTGGAAATTACGAAGAACACCTCTTTAGAAGGTGGAATCGCAACCTACATCGATACGAAGTTCGGGTTTGGACTACTTTGTCTAAACCTGATAAGAGGTACCGGGACGGCTACCCAGCTCTCCTTGATTTCTTTTCGAGGGGGCACTCTCACGAGCGAGCCCGTGAAGTGTCAGTTAGCCAGGTAGCCGGCAAGACGAAACAACGTCTTGCATGGGAGCCCCTTAACACGGATGGAGTTGGGTGGTAATGAGGATTGATCCGCCTCGAATGACGTGACTGGCTTGGACGCCAGTCGCCCATTCGTGGGTCTCTTCTCTTATATCACCCAAGGCTACTCCACCGTGGCGTAGCCTTATCTCAATGTTAGCCCTTAGGATAAAGGACAATGACATGGATAAGGTAAAACCTATCACTGACCTTGACGAGTTCACAGAGAATCTCTATGGACTCACCATTATTACGCAAGTCCGGATGCACGATGATCTTGATCATCGTATATCATGGGATGAGCGTAAGGCTGGTATCTATGCTAAATGCCTAGATGTCAACGAAGGTGGATGGTCTCCGGAGACGTGGGACTTCGTTGATGATATGCTTTTGGATGCTAAAATGTACTATCTACAAGATGGTACACAGCCTCCGATTGTATATTATCGGCTGAAGGCCTACGTCGACCGGGGTCGACGCCTTTAGTTAAGG